ACCCTACACCAGCAGCATAAGCACTTTGGAGGTCTGCATACATAGGATGCGTTAGTCTTTGCTTGATGGCGTAGAGAAAGTCGGCAGCTAACTGCTGCGTCTGGGATACAATCAAAACTCGGAAGTTTGGGTTCTGTGCTACCTTCCACGTGACGTAGTCTACGGTGACCGTAATCGACTTAGCGTGGTTTGGCGGAATGTTAATGAGAACTCGGTTTGCCGCTAGGCCCGGTTCGTATTTCATACTGGGATGGAGCCAAGATGGCTCACGTCCTTCAATCACATCTATCAGGTTTACCTGATGTGGAAAAGTCTTACTATGGAGGAACCGTTCTCGGAACTCGACGAAATCGATATCGTGCACATCGCCGGAGGCGAAGGACTTTTCCTTTAACCCTAGACGGGTACGATCAATTTTGTCTGCAAATACCTTGTCGGTGCGACGGTAGTACTCATAGGTCTTCATCGACTTACCGGCGGAACCGCAAGCGGCGTCGATGGTCATACCTTCAGCTACACATCCTAGGATGATGCGCTTGGCAATGTCTGCGGAATTCTCAGCCATTAGATTCCTGGCGACGTGATTCCTCAATCAGGATAGCCGCCGCAATTTTGCGGCGTGCTTCCTTCAAAGCTTCTTGATCCGCCTTGCGGCGAGATTGGGTGTAATGCTTTTTATACTTACGGTCTGACTCATAGATAATCATACTGGTACTTCCCATTCTAAAAATCGGCCGTGATGGCTCTTCTTTTATACTAGGGAAGGTAAGTTTTACTAAAGGAATCTTCGATTCCATACTAGGCAGATTGTCTCACATACTGGGATATCAGTGATCTAGATTTAGATATACCTATCCCATATTTAGTGGTACTGCTCGCTTCGCCCTAGGGGGCTACGCGAAGGGGTTTCACCCCGTAGCGTACTGCTCGAAAACTACTTCCCCGTACTTTTCTCCCCTACTATATATAAGGCAAGAAGTAGTAACGATTTCTCACAGTTTTATTTAATTACTGCTGTGATGTGTACCACATATAATATAACTGCAGGTCAGACCGCATATTCGATCAGCTTCACTTTAGGAAATATATTTTTTGGGGGAGTATCAGTACCCCGCCCGCGTTTTTTTAACACAGGGGGTCACGGTTCTGCGCCACGCCCGACCGCGTTGTTGGCTGTCCACAGGTCTGTCCACAAACTGTGGATAAGGTTGTGGATAACTTTTGCAGAATATTGCAGGGCTGGCTGTCCCCTCGGCAGACCCTAAGACTTTAATCTCCCAACCAATCAACCCCAACCACCCAACCAATCGCCATCAATCTGCCACCGATTGCCCTACCGTTTCAGCTCTGGAAACTCTCAGCCTTCTCCCAAGTTACTGATCTTTTTTCCTGGTAACTTACCGGCGAGTAACTTAGGACACGAACAAAAAGAATCTTTCAAATGGTGTTGCACTATGGGGCAGAGTCAGGCATACTTATGCCATCACCTACCGAAAGGAAAACAAATGACTACAAAAAATGAAATGGCAATCTGCCAAATCTGTTTCGGCGAATATATTGCTCGTTATGAAAAAGACCACCAATGCCCAGAGTTTTACAACTGTGGCGCGTGTGGTGAAATCTGCGATGCAGAGGCTGGAACTATTGTAAATACAAACGGTGACGGATTTTATGGAGAGTTTGTCCATAATCCTGAACTATGCCCAGCACAAGATGAAATCGAGGAATAACAAATGAAAGTAACCTACGACCTAAGTATTCGTTTCACAGCAGACCGCGAACTTACAGAAGAAGAGTTAGGAACTCTACAACTACAGACAATCGCACAAGTGGAAGAACCAGTAGATGATGAGGGTAACGAAGTTACCTACACAGTTGAGTTCTACGGTTCAGACATTGACAAGGTGGAGGTATAAGATGGGCGTGCAGATTGCAGAGTTAGCGGGCGGTCTTTTACAGCTGGCTCTAGCAGGCGCGGTCTTGTTGCTAGTGGCGGAGGTAGGCTGTCGGATCTTTTTTAAGTGGTACGAGAGGGAGGGAAAGGGCGAAGCCAAGGATTATTGCCAGGATTGCGGGCAGGTAGAGTGGCTTTGCATTTGCGAATAGACGCGAACTATCGCGCTCTGCTAGTACGGCAGAGTGTGGTAGTCTGTGCCTATTAGGACAGAACACAACAACAAGAGAAAGAGGGAGAAAGTGAACGAAAAAGGAACACCAATGTACGAAACAATTCAACGCACAATGGAAAGTTACAACGGCTGGACAAACCGCGAGACTTGGGCAACAGCGTTGCATATCAATAATGACCAATGGCTACAAGAAACAGCGGAAGAGTATGCAATTCAATCGTGGGCAAGCCACGCGGAAGAGGAAGAAGGGCGCTATGCGTGTGCCTCCGATTGCCTTGCGGAGAGTATTGAGAATTGGATAACCGAAGATTTGCTAACGCTTGAGAACATCGCAGGGAATCAAGGACTCTTTTCAATGCTCACCGATATCGGTTCGCTATATCGTGTGAATTGGCAAGAGATTGCGGAGAGCTTTATAGATGACATCGTGCAAAATGAGAAGGCCAGCGCGTGAGCTACTACGACGGCGACAGCTGGAGCAATCACATCTCTAACTTCATAGAGTGTGCAGAGTGTGAAAGCGAGTTTGATCAGCAAGACCAGGACGGGGGCAATATCTGCCCTGCCTGTATAGAGAAAGAGGGAGAAGATGAAAACATATAACACAATAAAAGAGGCTATCGACTCTATCGGATACGGTATGTGTTCATATTGCGAGGCAGAACACGAGTTCCCCAATGTGAAGTGTGACCTAATGCCGGTGCTTTGCGGTGATCACCTAGTTTCAGATTGCGGGTGCAGAATATGAAGTGCGTAGAGTGTGGCTATGTTGCCAGCGAAGAAGAAGGTGGGCACATCTATCCTGATGGCTCTGTTTTATGTTCAGATTGTGAGGGCAAGTAATGAGCGAGACAATGCAGGAGATGATGGAGAGGGAGAAGGCGGAAGCCGTGGCTATGATGAGACGGGCGAATAGTGCTATGTCTCGCCTATTTGGTATCAAAGAGGAGGAGAAAGAAGATGAGTAAAACTATTCTAGTTAAAACCCGTACTTGCGCGGTCTGCGGTGAGTATGAAGTCTGGGGCTTAAATCGAGAAGCTGTAACCAAATGGCAAGAGGGAGAGAGTATCCAAAACGCCTTTCCCGATATGTCACCGGAAAATAGAGAGTTGCTTATATCTGGCACGCACCCTGCGTGCTGGGACAAACTATTCCCGAAGGAGGAAGACAATGAGTAGTTGGACAGTATGGGTTGGCGGTAGTGAGATGGACTCGCACCTATCAACTAAAGGGCAAGCTATATCTGTAGCAAATGATTGGTTTAATCGTGGTTATGATGATGTAGTAATAGAGCAGGTGAGCGATGAATAACATTATTGCCTTTCACCCTGCCCAATACACCCTTATCAACCTCTACGAGGTGACAGATAGCGAAGGCGTAGCCCAATGGGGCGGAGAGAAACCTCACGAAGCTGTGGATTGGTACACCCGCGCCCCTATTGGATCACGCTTATTAGTGTCTGCCTGGTCATCAGATGAGGAAGACGCCGTACTTATCGGCCAACCGGTGGACATCACCCACATTATCAACCAAGCAATTACGAAAGGCAGAGGGCTATGATGTATTGGTTAGCACTATGCCTGATTCTACTGGTAGGCTACACAATGATTAAGAAAGGGAGAGTATGACAGAGAGACGGCTTAAGGCTGCAGCAAATCAAGCTGTCAGTTACAGAAACTACAGACGAGCGAGAGATCGAGCGTTGGTGCGGTTGGCTAACGCCTACCCCGAGACTTACAAGGAATTGTTGGAACAGGAGAAGGCGAACGATGAACAACTGGGTAAGAAATGGCTTGATATTAACGGCACTACTACTGCTAGTCAGCTGGGTTTACGACCCTCTGCCACCGCTCAACACGATAACCAAACCAGTAATCAGCGCGAGAACGAAGGCTACAATGGAGGAGAAGCGTGAAAATAGACGAACAGTTCGAGAATATAGTCAAGCTCTCGGATATACGAGACGAGAAGCGAAGTGCCTCGACACCCTTTGGGCCGCTGAATCCCGCTTCGACCACCTCGCTCGCCCAAGAAACTTACAGGGCGTACCAAGAAGCACGGCTTACGGAATTGCTCAACTCCTTGGAGAGCGCAGTTCAAGCCCTGAGCTTCAAATCCTTCACGGTATACGATACATTGAATACCGCTATCGAGGATCTGCGTGCCGCGCTCTTGCCCACCACAGAGGAAGAGGCTGGTACTGATGAGTAAACTAACAGGCGTATCTTTATTTGCAGGTGTTGGTGGCTTTGACCTAGCGATGGAGCGCAACGGCGTTGATGTTGTAGCTTCAGTTGAGATAGATAAGAAGTGTCAAGAAGTATTGGCACACCGTTTTCCTAATAGCAAACTATTTGATGATGTAACTACAGTAAAGGGGAGTGATTTAATTGAAGCAGGATTTGAACCAAGCAGAGGAATTATTACAGGAGGATTTCCCTGCCAAGATCTCAGCGTCGCTGGCAAAAGAGCTGGTCTTGCTGGCGCAAGAAGCGGGTTATTCTGGGAGATTGCAAGAATTGTGGAAGAAACGCAAACAGAGTACGCAATCCTCGAAAATGTACCTGGTCTCCTATCCTCTAACAACGGAGCAGACTTTGCTGTCGTACTCGGGACGATGGCAGACCTCGGGTATAGTGTCGCCTGGCGCGTGCTTGATGCTCAGTACTTCGGAGTACCCCAACGGCGCAAGCGTGTCTTCATCGCTTGCCGACGTGCTTCAAGCGGAAGCGCCGGAGAAATACTATTTAAGTCAGAAGGCGTGCGACGGGATTCTACGTCGAGCAAACAAGCGAGGCAAGACTCTGCCAGCACCATTGCAGAAGGCGCTGGAAGACCAATCCTCGGTAGCGGAAAAGATGTAGCCAACTGCCTACCAGCAGAGCTTTATCATCACGGAACTGTGGTTAATCAAGACGCTAACAACGGACACGTAGTAGTAACGCCTTCATCTTTCGGTGGCTACACCGAGGGAGTGGGAACGCTACGCGCTAACGGCGGTGACCTTGGAGGTGGAAGTGAAAACCTTGTGGTTCACAAAGAGTAGGCGTGCACAGAATGAAGATGATTACGAGACGTGGATTGAGGGAGGGGTTATGCCTACTATGAACGCATTTGATAATGGCGATGTGCGTACTACCATCATCGTCTTTCACCCTCACTACCACGACGGAGCTAGAGTACAAGGCGAGACTATGAATACCCTTACATCTCGTATGGGTACAGGAGGGAACAACGTTTCTATGGTTGCAACACTAATGCGTATGCGAGAAGGTAAACCAGGTGGGGGCAAAGGCCCTTTGATTAGTGAGGATAAGTCATTGACAATAGCAACATCGAATGATCAGACCTTGTTAAACAAGGGAACTGTTCGCCGCTTAACACCAGTAGAGTGTGAACGATTGCAGGGATTCCCTGACGATTGGACAGCTGGTCAATCAGATAGCAGTCGCTATAAACAGATGGGAAACGCCGTGGCAGTACCCGTGGTTGAATGGGTTATCAACAATATCTGTGATATAGTTTGAACTGCCCTCCTTTCGAAGCACAACTAGCCCTCACCGTTACTCTTTGCGGTGGGGGTTAGTGCTTTATATCTTCTTAATCCAGACCTGTGAGTTCTTGATAAGCAACTGATAGTCAAGCTCGTGTCGGTGGAGGAATAGGTCGATACCTACCTGTGGAGCAAGGCGAGGATCACCAGAGTCGTGACCCCAAGTGTAATCATCAAAGGCCATAATGCCACCTGACTTTAACTGTGGCCACGATAGTTCAGCATCCATAATGACACCGACAGTTGTGTGGTTTGCGTCTATGTAGATGAAGTCATAGTCTGGTTCACGGCGCACACTTGATAAGAACCAAGTGGTAGTGACATCAAAGGATTTAATTCTATCCTTGTATTTATTAGTCTTTAATCTGTATGTATTGTAGACATCGTCGAAGTCCATAGACTCGTGCGCTTCTTCAGCGCTACCCTTCCAAGTATCTACATCTATAAGCCAGCAACCCTTACCAGTAAGGATGTTCTCACACATCCACACACTAGCGTCACCAGTGAATACACCAAGCTGCAGGAACTTCAGATCATCCTTGCCTGCTAGTGGAGTAAGGAACTCCTCAAAGTTAGCACGCACATACTCAAACCAATTAGGATAGTCTGTCACTTCTTGTTGTCCGTACTGTAGAAACCTGACGCATTGAAGAGTACGGTGGGAGAAGACCAAACACGGCGCAGTTGCGCTGTGCAGGTAGAGCAGAAGTAATTCTCTTCGGGGTCTGTAATCTTGCGCTCAACTTCAATGGTTGTGCCATCACCCGGACATTCGTACTGGTAAATCATAGCTTGATAGCCTCCTCTGTATCAAGAAATCCTACTACCTTTTCAACTGTCTGCTTGTTATCAAACTCTGTAGTTGCTGGCATTTCACGCACAAACCAGTAAGGCTCATCTATCTCTGTGAGATCAAAGGAGTAGATGCCAAGCGGTGTGCTGTTGATATAAAAAGGCAGAAGGTCACGGTGATAGGCCTGCTCTATCAGCTTGCGGTACTTCATCTGCTCTATAAGTAGCGTAGAATAATGGGTTTGGCGACACTTCAACTCAATGAAGTGACCGGCCTTTGCACTGGTGCAGTCGAAGGCATCATAGATACCAGGCGCACGCTCTAAGTCTGGGTAAAGATTAAGTTTAAGAAAGTCGAAAAGGATTAACTCGTTCACTGGTACGGGCTAGGCCCACCCAATTCTTTATTCAGTTCACGCAAAGCGTGATTACATCTGCGGTCTGCTGTGCTGTGGTGACAGCCAAGCACTTCACCTATCTGTGTAAGGGTTAGGTTCTCGTGGTAACGAAGGACAAGTATGTTCTTATCTTCATCACCTAGCTTCTCATAACACTTCTTAATATCTAAGAGCATAGCCAGTAGGTTGCCACCTTCAGCAGGTGAGGATGATCCCTTTGGTTGCCCATCTCTGATCATCTCTTGCGCTTGCTCTAGCACTGTGCCATCTATAACGGATGCAATAACAAAGGGTAACAACTGACCAAGCATTGCAGTCTGGTAGTAGGCTTCGTCTCCTAACTGATAGCCAGACCTAGTAGCCTTCTCTTTACGACAGTAGCGCTCTGCAGCACGAGACATCTGCCAAGCAATCTTCTGCTCGTTATGTCTGCGCTGTTCAGTGTTCTCTTCTGATAGTTGTAAGTTAATGTATTCAGCACGGGCTAGCGCCCACTGCATACACTCCTGCTTCACGTCATCGCGCTCAACAAAATTCTTGTACTGTTTGTATACAGTGTTAGCAACGCTAGGTGCTATGTCATATATGGATGGGTGTAGGTTAGTCACAGTCGTTCACTGGTACTTCTGGCCATACGCCATCCAACACCATCATTGCAATAGCAGAGTAGTTAAGTAAGTCTAGGTATGAATCACGCAGTGACTCGTTGCTTGGCTTAAC